ATGTTCCATCCAGCATCTCCATACCATAGTGTATGTGCTGACGTTGTAGTAACAGCACCAGGTGGTACTCTGGTACCGCATGAGCATCAGTTACCTAAACCTACTTGGGTTAACCCTTCTTCTTCGGCTTCTTCAGAGGAGGTAGTCCCCGTTTCTCCCGATAATCAAGAGTCCTCTTCTCAGATAAACTCGGACGGCGTTCAACTTTCCCCAGTTTCTTCTTTACAGCGTCCATCACCTTCTTTATCACAGGCTTCACAGCCTTCAGCAAAAGATCTGCTAGGGGTTTGGCAAATAGGGCAGATGCAGTTGCCACAGTAGCAATGGTTGCAGTGGTTGTTACAACACCTGCTGATGGGAGGAATTGTTCCACTGCTGGTACAGGCTCCCAGATAGTCTCACAGATTTTACCGTCAGGTGTTAGTTTATATTCTTTAACTTGCTCATCACCCTTCTGATTCCTGTCACCTATACGTCTGGCATTAGGTGGAGGACATTCTATCTCTCCAGAGGGTTGAGATGTATCAGGTGCTTCTGGTGTCTCTGGTGTGCTTAGATCTGGATCACCTGTATCTACACCCTCGTCTTGCTCTGGTTGATCAGGTGTAATGGTCTCCCATGTTAATGATCTAGCATCGTAGTTAGGTGGCTGGTAGTATGGCATACCTGCATCACATAAGACCACGTTACCTTTAGGGTCATCATTGACCAGCATCTTATTGCGTGATCTATTCTTTAAATTCTCTTTGTGTATGGCAACACAACCAGGCATATCAACGATAGGTGTACCTGCATATATTACTACTGGTGGATCTATTCCATTAGTTGTTGGTGGTGCTACCATCCAACCACGTAAATCAGCCACATATACATTACCTAATGGTCGTATATTAGGTTGCCTCATATAATTAGTACGTATCAAAGGTATACCTGTCCCATTAACATGGATTATAGGTACACTTGATTCTGGTAGTGCAATATGAGGTATCGTCATGCACTATATAGTTATTTAACTGTGAGGGGTGGAGTCGAACCACCAAGACCCCCGCAAAGGAATCAGCAAGGAAACAGCTTGCCACGTTTACCAGTTTCGTCACCTCACATTGAAGCCCTATTTCAGGGCTGATATCAGACGAGTGATACCTATTCCACCCCCACTGCGAGGGAAGAAGTCGAAGTCTAAGAACTCATCTAGTTCTGCTTCGACTCTTTCTTTGCCAAATTTTCTATAGAGTAACTGAGCATACCCACCATCAGAGATAGTATGGAAGGTGGTTCTCATCTCATCTACATTGGTGCTACGTTCGGCACTACCTATGGTCTCCATACCACCTAGGATGACATCTATCTTCCTACTGGTACCATCATCATTCCTTGCCATGTTCCAGAATGGTGATGTCCATTCAGGGAAGTCAGTAATCATACCTCTTTTGATAGCAGACTCATGACCATGATCAAGTTCCTTCACCTTATACTTGTCACCCCACTCAGCATAGGTCTTAATGTTAGATAGACTCAATGGGATACCTAACCATTCACACAATTCTTTCTCCATATCTTCCAGTTCCTTCACACCACCCTTCATTTCAAACTCAAACATGGGGAAGATGGTTTCATGTCTACCTGGTACTGGGTTAGGCTCTGCCCTATACGACGTGGAGACACAGAAAAACCCCTCTGCTTTGGGGTTGTTTAACAATTCATATTCTAACCACATCTGACCTGTCTGAGGTAGGGGCCACACATTACCACCGTAATTATATACTGCTACTGTTTCTGGATCTTCACAGGCAGCAAGGATACTTAATCTATTCTGGGTGTGCACCTCATAAAAATTTTTAGACAAAAAAAATGACCTCAATTCGGTCACCACGTCTGTAAATTCTTTTGGGTCAATAATACTTGTCATTATCTTTGTACAAACTGAATCTATTTAGTCAATAAGAAGCTTCATCATATGGTGGTTCCCAGACAGGTACAATATCATGCTTTTGTGTGCTTATAATCTCTTCTCTTAACATCTTTTCCAACTCATCCACCCTCAGACTATGCACAACAACATCGTTATGCTTGTCGTATACATGGAAGAGTAGATCTGACATATTACTTCTTAGGTATTTGGGTCTTATAGTTTTTAGGTGCTGGTGTCCCCTTAACTGGGCCACTAGTAGTCGGCCATGCGTTGACTAACTGTAGGTATAATTCTTCTCTAATGATCTCACGTAGTCTAACCTCCTCAGCAGTGGCTCTCCTCTCAGGACCACCCTTAACGTTATCAATTATAGTACCACCACCCATAGTAGCACCAGTACCTATTACTGCTGCTGCGGTTACACTTGTGGTTATTTTTTGTACGTCCATTAGTCTAGGTAGGTTGTTATTATAACGACACGTCGTCCCTTCTTAGGTGGTATCATACAATGTAATCCATCAAAGACTACGACATCATCCTCTTCAGGGGTGTATGTGTGTTTCTTCCCATGCTCATCGAAACATATTGTATCTCCACCTACATCGGTAAGATATATCAATAGATTTTTATGAGGAAACTCATGATCATAATGAGGTACCGTTAATACATTACCTTCAACAGGATGAACTGCATTGGCATTGATACGGTAGACACACTGGGGACTAATATTATTTATCTCGAAGATCTGTCCTACAACTTGAGTAACGTGCGGTAAGTACTCCGAATTAGCATTGGAATACATCTTATGCATGGGACTTGGTCCCTGTAGAAACCCATGAGAATAGAATGCTAAGTCTCCATTCTTCTGGACATTGATATGATAGTCAGCACGTTGAGTATTCTCTTTGATTAATTCATCAGCAGCACTCAGTGCTTCTGTCCTATTTCCTTCATCTAACTTCCTTTTATTCTCTGCTACTGTCCTCTTAACGTGCTCAGTATACCCTGGGGTTGCCTGATCGTTATATGACCAACCGAAGTCTGGTCCTAATACTAATTCTTTGAACGCAGAATAGTCACCAGTGAATTCTGTCTCCATTGGTGACTTAAGTTTCTGAAACATAACAAAATTGCGTTAATTAAAACGGTGAAGCAGGTAGTGATTGTGCTGGTGCACTAGGTGCTGGATCAGGTAGTGCTAGACCGCCACTAAGGGCACCGCCAAGACCACCACCAAGTGATCCTAATGCTTTCTCTTTAACTGACTCTATGATGGAGTCTTGGTTAACATAAACGTAACCACCAACGCCAACAACGGCAAGAGATATAACGCCAGACGCAATAGCAACGACATTAATTACTTTTTGACACATTTTCTTTAAAGGGTATAAGGTTTTTCATCTTTCTTACTAGGATCCACAGCAATAATCTTTAAGGGAGCTTGCTCAATCCTTAGAGTCTGGACAGGTCCACCAGCGTTACCGCCACCGTTACCTCCACCACCGTTGCCGTTACCATTCATCTTCATGGTACCATCCCCCTTCTTAGAAGCGGTCTGAATCCCGAAGCTAGCTAAAACTCCAGTAAAAACTGAAGCTATAAATGTAGGATCTATTTTTTGTTGTGGTATGCCTGGAATAGCAACATAATTAAGAGTCAATATTCCACCCGACCACACAAGAACGCCAAGCCTCACCATACTAGACAGTAGTGCTGCTTGCTCTTCCTCATCTGGAAGTATCTTGTCCTTTATTTTACCAAAGACTCCCTTCTTTGTCAAGTCCTCTTCTTTTTTCTTCTCTTCTTCAGCCATACTAACTCACCTCCTGTGGTGTTTTCTTTTTACCAATGTTATATTTGGATTCTAAAGTCCACTCACCTTTGTCCTTAAAGGACAATACTTTTATTTGGTTAAGAGGTGCTAAGTCTTCTGGCTCACTACTAATATCTATTAGGCCCCAGTCAGATAATAGTTTAGCGATACGATTGCGACGTTGCACATCATTAGGGGTTATGTTGGTAGGTTTACCATCCAATGCAAATAGTTCTTTGAAATGAACTATGTAATACTTACCACGTTTATGTAGAATGTGACAAGACTGATAGAGTTTACGCTCTTTTCTAGACGCTACACCTATACGAGTCAATGTCTCTCTCACTTTGAGAAAGTCATCGGGTTCCTTTAGGGTAACTTCTAACATCATGTCTTGAGACCACGAGATCTCATCACTCATTGTCTTCCTCCAGTATCTAATTTAGATTTAATAACTTCAAGTTGCTCCCTAGTCAAAATTCTCATTGCTTGTCGAGCTTTCTCAGTGTTATAACCATAGTATCTTTTCACTAAGTCAAGGTCACAGTCTTTAGACTTCTTATCCCAAGGAGAAAATCTCTTCGATTTCCTAACACTATGTATATAATATTCATACTGAAGATCATTATCTAAATGTGAAGATGCATTCATCTCATTAGAGTGCATCACAGTGTCAATGAAGGAGGATAGACACTTGTTCACAACAAAAGCAGGGTATTTTTTCATTGCTCTCTCATCCTTTGAGAGATCACCCTGCTTTAGATTGATACTGTTGAGGTAATCCTTTAGCGGATACTCATGCATACAATGCCTCCAATGGTGTTGCGTTCATGTCGTAGTTAACTACTAACAATTCTTTCTTTAGTTTGTTGTCTGGCCTATGCTTCATGCCATATGTAATCTTAAACTCTTCCTGATGGTAGTCCTTATACATTTCTTTCAGGTCATCATCATTATTATAAGTGACAAACCAATCATGCTTACATAGATTGCAACTCTCGTGGAAATCTTCATGCTTAAAATTCTTATGCAACTCAGCGTTACTACCGTATAGGTATGTACCTATCTTATATGGTGGATCTAAGAAAAGAAACACCTTGTCACCATCTGCTTGCATGACCTCACTATAATCTAGGTTAGTTATCTTCCACGGTTGTATTATATCGGAAATATTAAGGAGGTTTCTGGCACCTTTAATTGTAAAATTCTGTCTAGATGCTGTTGCAGAGAAGGAACTATTCTCGGTAAGTCCGCTATAACTACACTTATTAAGAACCCAAAAAAGAACAGCTTGAGTATAAGGATCCTCTTTGTGTATTTTGTCTTTGGCATCTTTGAATAACTCTTTGGCCTTATCCTCTGTCGAATGATCTGTTTTAATACTGACTAGATCATCTGATAATTTCTTCCCATCCTTCTGGAGATGTACCCAGAAGTTATAGAGGTAAACATATTTATCGTTGACCCACACTGGTATGTCAGGGAACATCTGACTGAATAGAAGTGCTACTGATCCACCACCTAAGAATGGCTCACGATACTCACTGATATCAGTGGGGAATCTAGGAATAAAATCTTTAGCAACCCTAGACTTACCGCCTGGATATCTCAATGGTGTCTTCAAATACTTCATAATACTTT